CGTGCCGGTTGGCATACCGCCACCGGCGTACTCATCGCGCCACAGGCCGTGCTCACGTGCGCACACCTCTTCAGCCAGGCGGCGCAAGCGCCCGGCACTATCCCCATCGCCGACAAGAACTTCGCCGCGCGCGTCGGCGGGACCGGTCTCGACAACGGTGCACCCCACGACATCACCGAAATGCGGCTGCATCCGGGGTTTGCTGCCGCCACCGGCGCGCACGACCTGGCCATCGCGGTCGTGGATTACCCCGCGTCCGGCCCGCCTCTCCCTCTCGACTCGATACCGGCCGAGGTCGGCGATGCCGTGACTGTTCTCGGTTGGCCATGGGGCCGGGACGGAAGCGGCACCCTCACCCGCCTCCGCACGACGCTGATCGACCCCCGGCTCGGCGGACGCCCGGACATGCTCTGCGTCGCGAACATACCCGCACCCGACAGCATCGGCCCGGGATACTCCGGCGGACCGGTGATCCGGGCAAGCCAGGACGGCACGCCGAAGCTGCTGGGCATTCTCAGCGGGGGCGCCGGCAGCAACCACCTCCACGGGGCAGGGGCGCCCGGAATGGTCGTTGACCTGAACGCCGAGACACCGTTCATCCAGGATGTCCTGCGAGGCGTGCGGTCATGACCGATCCCCTGGCTCACGAACAGGCCGTGCTCTCCTCCGATCTGCCCCGCCGGCCGCCAGACCGCGGCTCCGCCCGCGCCGCTCTCGCCCCGGGCCGGGCCGCCGCGAAGCTGATAGCGATCGCCCGCAAGTTGCAGATCGATCCCGTCGTCGTCGTCGAACTGATCCGGCGTTACAACGCCGGCGAAACCATGGAGCACCTGGCCAGCCAGTATCCGCTCAGTTACCGGAAAGTCCGCGACGTCCTCATCCGCGCTGGCGTCACCATTCGCCCCAGGCGGAGGGTTCTCCTGCCGCCGACTCCACCCGGCATGGTCAACGCCTACAACGCTGGCCGGACGATTCGGCAGCTGGGCGCCACGCACGGCCTGACCTACAACCAGACCCGCGGAATCCTGCTCGCCGAAGGCGTCCAGTTGCGTCCCCGGGGACAGCCCCGCAGTTGATCAGGCCCGGGGGTATCGACCCATCACTACTAGTGCAGATAGGATCACGACATGCTGAAGGTTCTCCGAGTTGTACGTCGAGCGCTCAGCTACGACCACGCGTGCACCTGCATCGAGAAGAACGGCCGACGCACGATCTGCCGGACCTGTGGCGACCCCTGCCACTGCTGATGGCCCGGACGCATCGGCGCACGGCCGAAACCCGAGACAGCGACAGTGTCCACCGCTACGCGTCTGTCGAACGCCGTGGGTGGTTCGGACCGACCTGTGATCACGGGACCATCCTGTGGGAAGGCGAGATGCCGCACTGCGGCACCCTCCGTTGCCTCCGCCGCTGGTGGCTTCGCTACGGGATCCCAGCAGCGGTCTTGATTGTCGGGTTTATCGTGTATTGCCTGATCTACCATGCCACGCCGCCGTGCCCTGCCGGATGGGAACCACTCGGCCTCGGCGACTGCGTACGACGCTGAGCACGAAACAGGCCCCACTGTTCGAATCGACGTCAACGACGAAAAGAAAGCCCCTGGTCCGGAACAGGACCAGGGGCTTCTTTGCTTAGGGACGGGAATCAGTCGACGACGGTGAGGCCGCTTTCGGTCGCAATCCCGCGAGCGATCGAGAATGCCTGATCGGTGGTGATCTTCGCGCCGCGCAACGACAGGATGCCGTACACCCTGTTCAGCTGGGAGCCCCGGAGGTCACAGTCGGTCGCGCGGGTCGCCTCGAACTGCGCCCCGTGGAATGTGCAGTCCGTGAAGTGGATGCGGGACATGTCGCCGATGAAATTTGTTTCTTCGAATGAGCAGCCATCGAATACGGCCACGTTCTTGACCTCGGCGATGCGGATGGTGGCGTAATCGAACTGTCCACCTTGGATGTAGAGGTCGCTCGCGTGTGCGATGTTGAGTACGGCCCCGATGGCGCGGCAGTTGATGATCTCGACCCGGCGCGCGGTCGTCTCGCGGAATACCGCTTCCGACATATCGACACCGTTGAGCACAACGTCGGACATGGTCAGGGGCGTGAGCTGGGCTTCGGTCAGGTCCACCCCGGTCACGAGGGAATGCGACAGCGTGCCCTCTCCGGTCACTCCCGATTGGCTGCCGCGATCAATGTGAACGGCGTCGTGGTTGAATTCGCCTTTGAATGCGGCTACTTCTTTCGTCAGCTCATCGCGGTCGATTGTTGGCCGCTGCATCCGCGCGTCGTCGCTGATGTCCCGGAATTCCATCACCCTGGGAGGGTACCGCGCCGGCGCCCGCGCTGCGAGGAGATCGGTGCTGGCCCGCGGCGACGGTCTTGGCGTACTCCTTCACTTCGCCTGCGTCTCGACGCACAGCGTGTACGGGTGCTCGCATTGCACGAACGCGGTGAACTGGTCACATCCAGACGGCGCCGGGATATAGGGACGCTGCGCGTCGCACGGAACATTTGTCCAGGTTTTGTCCACAAGGTAACGCTGGTCCGGCGCCGTGCCACTGGCGATGGCCATCAGCCGCACCGACTTCGCCGGGCCAACCGCCGACTTGAACGAGAGCCACGCGGCGGCGACGACCGTGGAGACCGAGCCGACCGGGACAGCCATGGTGTGGCACTGTTCCGGCACGTTCCCGGCCGCGTCGGCTACGCCGGTCGCCTGGTAGCTGTACGGGATTGCCGCCATCTCATTCTCCGGGGTAGTCGCGGTGGTGCCGGTCAGGAGGAGCGCGCTCAGGTTGTCGGTGTAGTCGAGGTCCGCGTGCCCGCTGACCCCGGGGATGCTTCCGACGCTGGTGTACTGGTGCAGGTCGATCCGGCCGCTGTAGCCGGTGATGGCGTGCCGGCCGCCGTCGTTGATGCCGTAGGCGGCGCACCACGTGCGGTCCCACGGGTAGGGCCAGGTGTCCGGGCTGAGGCTCGCCAGCCAGGACGCGGAGGCGTACAGCACGACCACGGGGTAGGACGCGTGTACTTGTTCGAGGAACTGCCGCGCGAAGGAGCCGCGCTGCGCTACCGGAATAGCCCCGCTCTCCAGGTCCAGCGCCGGGGCGAGGGTGCCGCCGAGGCGCTGGTACTGGGCGAGGAACACCTGTGCCTGCGCCACCGGGTCGGGGCTGGCCTCGGCGTAGTGGTACCCGCCGTAGGGGATGCCGTGGCTACGGCAGCCCGCGGCGTAGGCATCGGCGGGGACGTGCGCGCCGGTGCTGCCGTCGCTGTACTTCAGGTAGGCGCCGGCGACGGCACCCGACAGCGCGGACCAGTCGGTCACCGGGTTGTACTGCTGGTACAGGTCGATGAGGAGCACTCGTCACCCCCCGGCCTTCGAGCAGTCCCGCGGCGCGTACGCGGCGGTCACGTGCTGTCGGAAATCGGCGATCTGCGCTTGCTGCTCCGGCGCCGGGTGGGTCTTCTGGGCCTGGTCGAGCACGTACGTCCAGAGCTGGAGTGATACGCCGCGCGCCTGGTTGCCGGCGACGCAGGTCGTGACCTGTGCCTGCCGGTTCTGGTGCGCGAGCGAGTTCGTCTCGGCTGATTTCACGGCGATGACGGCGACGATGATGGACAGGGCGATGTCCAGGACGAGGGACCCGGCCAGCCATCCGATGATGTGCCGGTTGCGTTTCCCGTACGTCTGCACCGCGTGCAGCTCGTCCCGCAGGCCGGTCATCGATTCTTCAAGCCGGATGGCCGCGGCGATGGCCGCTTGCTTGTCGACCGGTTCAGTCATCCCGGCCTCGTTCCGCGGCCGGCCGGCCGGTGAGCATTTCCGTCATCTGTTTCACCACGATCTCGAGTTCGTGTACCACCAGCTCGGCGCGCAGCGTCAGCCGCGCCACCTCGTCGGGGGCGCCGGCGGAGCGGTCGTTGTCCGGGTTGCTGTCTCGCGTACTCACGGCGCGTCCTTGTCGATGACGAAGGTGTGCAGCTTCTGCGCCATCTCCCCCATGATTTCGTGTAGCTCGTCGAGGAGCTGGTTCGCGCGCGTGGTCAGTTCCTCCACCTCCTCCGGCCGGTATTCACGGCCTCGGCGGTCGTCGTCGCTTTTTCCGCGCGTCACTGCTCTCCGCCTCGCTCACGCGAATCAGTTCTTGCAGGATGGGGATCATCTGCTGTAGCTGCTGGACCTGCTGTAGCACGGGCAGAAGCGCGCGGGTGGTGGCGATGAAGTCGCCGATGATCGGCAACAGCTTGTCCTGGAGAACCTGCGCCATCTGGTCCCGTTGCCGGGCTGCCTCGTCGCGTTCCCGGATCACCCGGTCCCGGTCCTGGATCATCCGTTCGACGCTGGGTTTCGCCCAGAGCCACCCCGTGATCAAGGAGAGGACAACGACCCCGAGAACGCCGAAGTTCACCCACGTCGTGACGTCGGAGAGCTGCACCCCGGCCTCCGCCGCGTCGATCGTCGTCACGGACCCGGCGCGAAGAACCCGCTCGGCGACGCCGGGGGGTCAGCCGCCGCGCCGTCGGCGTCGGCGGTGGCCGGCGGCTCCCCCGGGGCCGGTTCCGCCAGGCGCGCCGCGGCGTGCGCCATCGCTGCCGCGTAGCCGATCGCGCCGAGGATGGCGCCGGCCCCGACGAGCAGCGGCCAGTAGGTACGGTTCACAGTGTCTCGCCTTCGTCGTCAGGGTCGCTGCCACGCCAGGGAGATCGAGGTTCTACCCGCGTTCGTGGCGGTGGCGCGGTCGATCGTGCCCGTGGCGGACGAGATGGCGTTCACGGACAGCACGGCCAGTGCGGGGAACCGCATGGTGCAGGACAGGGAGAGGTCCACCGTCGCGGCCGTCGCCACCGGTAGCGCGAATGCCTTGTAGACGGTCGCGAAAGTGCTGTCGGTGAGCTGGAGCTGCCGGGTGATCGCCGCGGTCGTGTCGGCTACCCGCGCGCCGATGTCGATGGTCCAGAGGCCGGCGCGCTGGAGCGTGAACGTGGTGGTCCCGGTCCCGCTGGCCACAACATCGTTCGTCGTGTAGTCGGCGGTCCCGAACTGGACCGCGGTGTTGGCGGCGCTCAGTGTTTGGGCCGTCGCGTTCGTGGTGGCCCGGTAGCGCGCCTCATGTACCTGCCCCGGGTCCGGCGTCACCTGGTTCAGGGGGCCGAGCGCCGCGACGGCGGTCCAGGCGCCACCGAGGTACTGGTACAGCAGGTGGTCCGTCGAGCAGTAGGCGAACGAGCCCGCGGCCGGCGCGGTGATCGTGCTCGGTGTGGCCACCATCGGGATCGACCCGCCTACCGCGGTGGTGGCGCCGGCGGTGGACTGCTGCATGACCCGCAGGCGCGCTTCGATCTTCACCAGGCGGTCGATGACGCTGCTGTCGGGTCGCGGCACGAACCCGGGTGCGGTCACCTAGCTCACCCCCGAGGTGGGTTGCAGGGTCAGCGCGACCGTGTCGTACGTCCGTCCCTGCGATACCTGCGTGATCCGGTGCGTGTAGCTGCCGTCCGGGATACGCCGGTGTCCCTGCACCATAAACGTGGCTGTGTCGCCGACGGCGTACTGATCGAGCGTGGGTGATCCGGTCAGCCGGCCGGCCAGGTCCAGCGCGTCCACGCGCACCTGCGCGGCCGGGGTGTTGACCGGGAATTGGTAGGTGTCGGCCCACTGCTGCGCGTAGCTGGTCGCCGTGGCCGCATCCACTACCGTGGTGTGGTCGCCGTTGACGTCCTCCAGGAGCGGGTAGCCGGCAGTGGTGAGGCCGAGATCCTGGCCGTTCCCGACGAGGAGGTTGTATTGCGATCCGGCGCACCGTGTGTAGTCGGAGAACGTCATCTGGCTGCCGTCGCGGCTGAAGTCCAGCTGCTGCACCGCGCCCCGCGCGCCGTAGTCCCACACCCACGATGAGCCGATCTGGCCGAGGCGCGGCGCACCGACCCGCAGGACCCACTGCACGTATCCCGGCTGCGCCGGGTTCCACTGAGGCCGGAACTCGATCTCGGGGCCGGCGGCCAGCCCGGTCAGGTTCGTCAGCATGTCCGCGACGAGGTTCATGTCGTAGCCGTAATAGGTGATCCCGTGGACATCCGCCGCATCATCCGCCGGCAGCACCACCGGCGCCGTGCCGCGCGCGAGCGACGTCGAGACGATGTCCTTCACGATCTGCCGGTACGTCAGGCTGCTGTACGTCGTGTCCGCCGCGGACACCGCGGGATTCCCGCCGGTGAACCCGGCGGGGAACAGCAGGCGCTTCGAGAAGAGTTTCCACAGCCCCGCGAACGTCACCTGCGTGTAGTTCTGCGTGTCGGTCATCTGCTCGGAGATCACCGGCCCGGCCTGGCAGATGAACGTCCGGTAGCAGATGGCCCACGACCAGCGCCACGGCTGCGTCAGTTCCTCGATGTCCCCGGTCGTCATACCGTTGCCGCCGAGCGGGACAGTCACTTGCCCGGTCCCCTGCGCGTTCAGGCCGTAGCTGAACTGGTTGACGTTGACGAACGGGATCTCCGCCGCGACACGGCCGCTCGTAGTCTCGAACGCGAACACAGACCAGTCCTGTTTGGACACACGTGCCCCCTATGCCGGGACGACAGCGACGGAGAACTCGAACTGTGTGGACGGCATCGCGTCGAGGTACACGCTCGCGTTCGCGTTGAGGATCTGGAACACCACGGTCTGCGCACCGGTAAAGCTCTGGTACGGCCCTAGGGACACCTCGACCATCGCGTTGTTGGGGCTACCGGAGGCGAGCGCGACCCGCGCTTTGGCGTAGGTCGTCGAACCCACGATGATCAGTGCGTCCACGCCGGCCGCCGTGGTCGGGTTCACGCTGTTGCACTGGACGTAGCATTGGCCTACCGCCTGGATGCGGTAGGCGAACCCGGGATCGGGGATGGTGACGGTGCCGACGTTGGAGGTACCGGTGTAGCCGAGGTGGGTGGCGTTCGCGGCCGGGGTGGGTTGGGAGAGTGCGCGGGTGCCGATGCCGTGCCACGCCGCGCCGTCCCAGTACCGCAGCCCGGACTTAGTGGACGTCACCGCGTCGTAAGTGACTTCCCCGATGTAGGAACCTGCGTCGGTGTTCAGGTCCCCCGGCAGCAGGCAGCGAATGCCGCCGCCGAGGCCGGCGCTCTTGCGGACGTCCGTGATGTTCGCCGTCGTTACCGTCGTGGAGTTCGCGGCGCGGTAGAGCTGCGCGAGGGGAATGGCCCCGGTGGGAATCGCGGGTACCGCGGGTGTCGCGCCCGCGGTTCCATCGACGATCGCCAGCTGCGCACCCTGCGTGCCGCTGTCGCCGAGCGCCGCGTCGACCAGCAGGAGGTACACGACGTCGATGCGCGGGTTTGTACTCGCACCCGGATCGGTCGTCAGCAGCGAAGTGGAAGCGAAGTTCGGGATGTACGGTCCGCCGGCGGCGCCGCTGCGCGGCACTACCGCGTTCCCGGAGATCACCTGAACCTGATTGCTCGCCGTCGCCGTCTGGAGCACCGACAGGTCCACATTGGACACCGCGCCGGACCACGCGCTGGACGGCAGGACACCGGGGCGCCACACCATCGGCCCGCCGGGTGCGGGCGCGAGGAACGCGCCGAGGAAACCCTGCCGGTAGTTGGCCGCGGTGTTGATCCCCGCGCTACCCGCGGCGTTGTTCATGGGGACGACGCCGGTCGCCTGTACGGGGGTGCCTGCCCATGCCATGAGTGCCGCTCCCTAGAAGGATGTGTCTGCGATGGACGCGGTCAGCAGCCCCGTGTCCGCGGCGTTGGCCGAGCGGAACAGCACGGTGACAGTCGATTTACCCGGTACGGAGAACCAGTTCGAGACGGAGACCTGCGCGCGCCGGTTGATGCCGTCCAGCAGGACCGCCCCGGTACCGGAGTCGATACTCAACGTGTCGGTGGCCGTGAGGGTGCCGTTGTAAGTCAGCGTGTCGCCGGTGTCCGCGCGCGTCACGCTCGGCGACGTCAGCGGACCCGTGAACACAAACACCGGGTCGGCGTCGGTCGTGCCGTTGTTGGTCAGCGCGACGCTGCCGGGATTGCCTGGCGTGCCGTAGTTCACGGGGTACAGCACGGGGTACAGGACTCCGCCGCTCCCGATCGACGCCAGCGGTACATTTTGGACATTCGGCGTGGTTGAGAACTTCCGGGGGTCCGGCGCGACCAGCTGAATCGTGAACGTCACCGAGAACGCGGAGATCGGGACCGTCAGGATCTCGCCGTCCAGCACGACATTCGCGTACTGCGCGGCCCCCGACTCCTCGGTGCACGTGAGCGGGTACTGCACGTGCGGGTCCGGGCAGATACCGAAGAGGGTGTGCTGTGCGGCCCGCAACGCCGTCGTACTCGGGGCGGACACGGTCCCCTCCAGCGTCATGACCCGGCCGCCGCGGAACTCGTTGCCGCGGAACAGGCCGCGGCCGGCCGGTTTGTCCACCCGCGCGGTTTTGATCGCCGGCGAGCCGAACCACCCGGATTCCTTGGTCAAGATCCAGTCGCAGCCAGCGGCATCGGTGGAACCGTTGATCACGATCCCGCTGAGTGCGAACTGGCACCCGTAGGTCGCCGGGTCGTACAGCACCGTTCCCCCCTTTAGAGCCGTGCGCGCATCTGCGCCGTTTCGCGCCGCTCGATCTCGTGCGCGACGGACATGGGGTCGTGGCTCGTGATGTGGTAGTGGTGCGTGGAGCTGCCGCCTGCCGCGGAGCCACCGCCGGCGCGCAGCGTCTGCCACTGCCGATCGGTGAGTACCGGCTCCGGCCGGCCCGTGCCGTTCACCGCCAGCGAGACACCGACCGGCAGCAACCCGCCGGCGTCGTACCCCTTGGGTGCGGCGTTGGCGTTGGCCTGCTGCACATTCTGAATCCCCCCGTAATCGCGCATGATGTAGTTGACGCCGGCCGCGACGTTCGCCACCGGATCGGTCATGCTGTCCGGGAACGCGGGGTTCCGGTTGGCCTCAAAGGTTCCGATGATCGTTTGCATCAGGCCGGTACTCGGGTGGCCCGCCTTGGCATTGCTGTCCCAGTTGTTTACGGCCCCGGCGTTCCAATTGGACTCACG